AGGAAGACGGTTAAAAAGTAATGGCTAAATTGACGGCAAAGCAGAAGGCCAATAACCGCATATCAAAGAATATCACATGTTTAAGGGTTCTTTGTCAGGGTCGGGCCAAGATAGAGCCGATAAGATTTACATGCCGGAAGACGGGGATAAAGACACTGAGCCTAAAACTTACGCTGAGACCTTTAAGAACAACCGGGCACAGTACTATATAGCTTTAGCGAATAAATGTTACAATACGTATAAATGTGTGGTAAAGGGCGTCTATATAGACCCTGATGACATGATTAGCTTTGATGCTGAAGGCATTGATAACTTGCCCAGTTTAAAGTCTCAGCTATGTAGAATCCCTAAAAAGGATCATGGTGGAGGATTGATTCAAATCATGAACAAGAAGGAAATGAAGACTAATGGTATTCCTTCTCCGAATGAAGGGGACAGTATTATGATGTCTTTGTTTAAACCACCCACTGCAATTAAGAAAGTAAACCTCCAGTTCGAATCTATCTCAAGGTAGGAGCATGGCAAAGAAGAAAACCAAGAGCAAGCCCGTCCCCCAGGCTAATGATTTCAGCGATCACGCTGATACATTGATTGCCATCCAAAAAACACAAGACTCCGAGCGCAATAGACGCGATAAAGTCAAGGAGGCTAAACGCTTCCTCACAGATACCGATGGGATGTGGGATCAAGACGCTGTTCGTAAGTTAGACGGAAGATTTAGAGGGACTTTTGACCTTTGTTCTGGGATTATCGACGGTATTTCAGGCGAGATTGATCAAGCTGACTTTACTCTAAGAGTCAGTCCTAGCGGTGGTGAGGCCAGTCAAGATACGGCCAAGACCTTAGATGGGATTATTCGTAACATCCGTAACATATCCAACGCTGAAGACATATTCAACAAGGCAGGAAGGTCTAATGTTGTCGGTGGATTTGATGCGTGGGAAGTGGTTCAAGACTGGATTGATGGGGATAGTTTCGATCAAGACTTATTCATAAGGAAAATCCCTAATGCTTCTGATTCAGTATGGTTTGATATGGCTTCTGTCGAGCAAAATAGATCGGATGCCAAATGGTGCGTGAAATTAGTTGCCGTTCCCATTGATGACTATGAAGTCAGATGGCCTAAAGGCGGTAAAGTATCCATAGGGGATAATTCAAGAACACACGGCCATCAGCACAATGAAAAAGAAGTTGTTACGGTAGGTCAATTGTATTATCGGAAAGTAGAAGAGATCAACCTGGTAAGAATGACAGATGGTTCTGTTTATCGAGATGATGAGAAATTTAAGAAGACAAAAAATGAACTGAGAAAACAAGGGATTAAGATAGAACTTGATAGTAAAGGCGAAGAGAAAAGACGTACTCGTGAATCGTGGAGATTCTACTCAAGAATGCTGGACGGTGGTGATTGGTTAGCCCCTGAAGAAAAGACAGTCTTTGACTTCCCGCCCATCATTCCGATTTACGGAAACTTTGACATTATCGATAACGAAACGGTGTATTTCGGTAAGCTGAAAAACCTGTTCGACCCTCAGCGCGCGTTAAATTATGGTATGAGCCGAGACATTGAAGATGGAGCTTTGTCTCCCGCTGAAACTACGTGGATGACGGATACGCAGGCATCAGGTAACGATTACTCACGGATGAACACTGATCACGTACCTATTCGTATTTACAATACCGATGATAAGGCAAAAACCCCTCCCTTTAAAACTCCAGGCGCTCAAGGCAGTGTTGGGTTGCAAACCACTATTGGCAATATGCAGGAGATGATTACCGCTTCTTCCAATACATTCAACGCCCAACAAGGTAATGCAAGTTCAACTCAAAGCGGGATAGCCGGATTACAACAGATTGAGCAAGGCAATATCGGGTCTTTAAAATGGTTTAAATCCCTGGAGGTGGCTATTTGTCAGACAGGAAAGCTCTTAGTTAATGCCATTCCCAGAGTCTACGATGGAACCCGGCAGGCTAGAATTTTAGAAGAAGATGGTACGTCTAAATTCGTTCCGGTGAATAAGACAGTCTTTGACGAAGAATCAAAGGAAAATATTGTATTAAACGACCTTACAGTAGGCGAGTATGATGTTGTGTGCGAGATGGGACCAGCCTTTAACAGCGCGCAGAAAGAAGCCGCGAGATCATTTGAGACAATGGCCGGTGTTGCCCCTGAATTTGTCGCAAGAGGGTTGGATATTTGGCTTAAGAACAAGAAAGAGCCTGGAATGGATTTAATGGCCGAACGAGTCAGAGAAGACTTGTTTAACCAGAACTTAATCCCTGAATCGCAAATGACTGACGATGAAAAGCAAAAGGTAGCCGAAGCACAAGCTCTCGCTGCGCAACAACCTCCTCAACCCGACCCTGTCGCACTAGCCGCTCAAGGAGCATTATTGGAAGGTCAAGCCGCACTTCAGAACTCACAAAACAAAACGACTGAAATCCAGGGCAATCAACAAATAAGCGTCGAAAAGCTAAGACTTGAAGGGCAAGAATTATTGATTAGAGACAAGCAAGTTGATCTTGATACGCAGAAGTTTTTGCTTGAGAAAGAAGACAAGCTGAATGTTGCAGCCGCTAAACTACAACAAGGTGATAGAAAGCTCGATCAGTCAGAGCAGAAAATGATCATCGATGCCGACCAACAAGACAGAAAGATAGCCTTAGACGAACAACAGGCCCAGATAAGCAATATACTCGCCGTACAGGAACAAAGAGACAAAGAGTTTACTAGTGCGGTGGATAACCTAAACAAGCTTGCCACGACCATGCAGACGATTGTGGGACCGCATTTATTGGAAGCTACAGTTAACCAAGCCGTAGAGGTCACAGAGCTACAGGAAGAGCAGGGTGATACCGATATAGGGAAAGAGGTAGCGGGAACTGAGGATGAGTAACGTTTTGGACTTACAACAACCCATCACACGGCCAGCTGTCGCCGAAATGCAAGAGCGAATCCACGATGTCATAAAGGAATATGATGGCGAGGTAGGATTTATCGAAGCATTAGGCGCGTTAGAGTTTTTAAAGATCATTATGACAGCCAGACAGATTGATAATATAGAGTCTTAGCGGGCCTACTCCACCCGCCGCGCACCATCCCAGTGCGCACCCTTGGCCCTCTTCGGAGGGTCTTTTTTTATATACGGACACCTTCACGGGATTAAATATTGACACTCAAACCAGAAAATTACCGGCCTAGGAGGAGCCTCGATTAGTCCAAATCTTTCAGCAGTACGAAAATTAACTGATGATCTCCTAGCCCTTTCAACTTGTAACTGTATTTCTTTCCTGAATTGGTCAATAGTAAACGTCGCTTTGAATAGGTTGCAGGGAGCGCAGGAAGGAACCATATTGTCGATAGTGTCATTCTCAGGGTTCAGCATTCCGTCATTTTCCAGCAACGTCTGGACTGATTCAGGGACTTCACCAAAGGCATTGACAGCCTTAGTCTTTGTATTAATCACTCTAAAAACGGGGTTTAAGTGGTCTACATGCCACCCCTTATCCGGTAATTTCTGACCACAATACCAGCACCAACCCTTTGATTTATCCCATATGACTTTTCGTTGTTTTTTACTTATAGTCACATCTATTCTCCCGGTTGTATTGGCCTAAATAATAGCAAATACACCTTGATAACACAACACTTAACTGTTATTGTTTCTTAACAAATTGAGGTGTTCAGTGGCAATTAAGATCAAATGTTCAGAGTGTAAAAAGTTCAAGTGGATGAACCGCCATGCAAAGACTTGTGGCGTTAAGTGTCGTGCGCGAAGGTTCAGGCGGCTTGGAAAGCTAAAAAATAAATAGAGGAGTATGGTGATGGGGGTATTGCTGCAAGATTGGTTTAACGAGAACATGCCAGAGGAAGACTTGATTTATGGCAAAGGAATGAAAGGTCAAGTTATATGGGTTAGAGATTCGCTGGCATGGATGATATATAGATCGCTTGCAGAAAATCACCCTGAGCCAGAAAAAGGGTGGCGATCAATTGTAAGTGTAAGCAGCACACACAGGTCCAAGTCAGTAGTGCTTCCGGTATATCGGTTTTGCTGCGCCGACACGGTGATAAAGATTCGCGGTAACTTCCACGATTGGTGTGTTCGTTATTCTGGGCCTAAAGTCGCTGAGTTTCCTACTTGGATGAGGGTTTATGAGTCAACAGGTTTCTATGAAGGAATGGAAGGCGATCATTCGGATATTAAGTTCTGTGTTGGTTCGCGGGAAGAAATGTATGCTGTAATTTGGTGGATGCTTAACAATACAGAGGCTGCTTAGTCGCGTTTCTGTACAACAACGGAGTATAAGATTGTGGGAAAAAGAGTAGCCAAAAAAGAGGTCTACAAGTTCAAGAAAGGCGAGCTACTTAGTCTTGATAGTATTTACGATGTGCAGGGTATCGGAGGCAACGATTGGTGGGAGCCTGAAGAAGGCAGCGAAGATAGCTTGATCGTAACTCGCGACCACCATTTTGTAATAACCTTTTACGAATAACACGCGAATATGTACTTTGACGGGAGTTAGAAAATGACATGGCTCAGAGACAATAATACACACTGCGGAGGTATCGATATGAGCGACAAATTGACTAATAGATTGCGCGGGCAATACAAGGTTGGGCCGGATAACGTATATGGAACCAGAAGTTTCGCTGATTTTATCCCGCCTATTTCATTGGAGGCAGCAGACAGAATCGAACTACTTGAGCGGTATATCTGTAAAGTTGTTGAAATGGACATGGATGAATTTTCAATACTTGAGCCTGAAGATGTTTATTCAGAATTAGGTATAACGAGTTAAAGTACAACAAAGGAGTATTAATTTATGAAAACTGGGATCGAACTAATAAGTAATGAGCGTTTGCGTCAGGTTTCTGATGAGGGTTGGACGCCAGAACACGATGATGAGCACGACGATGGCTCGCTTGCTTTGGCTGCCGTATGTTACGCAGCGCCGGTGCTTGTTTATAAGGTTAATGAATTGGCAACGGGATTTGCATTTTTCGACCCTTGGCCGCATAACTGGAGTGATGGTTGGGATAAAAGATTCGTTTACGGCGAAAGGAAAAGGAATCCGGGCAACATGCCGCCAGACCCAAATACGTACACCAATACAGAACGCATCGACTTGCTTGTCAAGGCTGGTGCTCTGATTGCCGCAGAGATCGACAGGCTTCAGCGAATTGATAAAACGTAATTATGTACGAAGGGAGAAGTTAGATGGTGAATGTAGTTATACCACCTGAACAAGAATTCCTGATGGAGAACGATTCTGCCTATAGGGAGGCAGTAAATCTAGCCGCTCACATGGTAAAAATGTTTTATCCAGAAAACGACACTTTCATTCTTTGTGACAGCACTGCTGGCGTTATCTCTCAGATCGATAACATGGTTACAGGATTGGAAAGAGTCAAAACGTAAATATGTACTTTGAGGTGAATTAGAATGATGCAAACCGGCTTTAAAATATTCGAGTGGGATGAAACAACAGGAAAAGCAGACTTCTATCGGCAGGGAGATTTGATACTTAGTCTCACTCTGCCCAGCTATGAGGAAGCGCATAGTATTTATACTGCATTTGAACACTGCTATAACAAAGGCGTCGATGATGGCCTTCAATGGATTAGTGAAGCCATACTAGACAAAAGAAACAGGCTTTAACGCGCAATAATGTACTAAAAGAGATTCCCATTGTCTATCAAAGGGCTATAGAGAGGATTACTGATGAAAAACATGAACATTGAGGCGGCAATCGATCAAGTAAAATACCTCATGAGCATTCCCCTTTCGAAAAGAGTGTCTGTTGTTAATTCCTATATTGAAATTAATGGGCTTGATGTTCCTAAAATATCGCTAGAAGAAGTCGAGGCCCATCCTGGGAAAGAGGCATTATTGAGCCATGCTTATTCCAGAATAACCAGACCACACCTAACTATGAGCAAATAACATGAGCGTGACTAGAATTATTTGTGACGATTGCGGATTCCTCCAGGTTTACTGTGGATGCGTGAAGATAACCTCATGGCAACGATTTAACTCTGACACTGGAGCCTGGGTCCACAATCATATTCAAGACGGACATGTATCTGGCGACAAGCCTACCGGAGAGCCGCATCAGACATCTAATTGGGCTAAAGGTGATTGGAAGAAAGAATACAAGCATCTTGTTGATAACAGAGTGGGGTAATCCTAGAGCCTGGACGAAGTATGCCACCTTCCACAATACGTACAGAGATAAGGTCTTAACTCATACCCTCGCTCAGCAATAAAGTCTTGAGTTAACTCAATCGATTCAAAAGAGCGCTTTTTAATACAGTTAACCGCATCCTTACGATGTATCCTTTTCCAGACATTAGGGGCTTTGCTGAATTGAGGGTATTTGTTCACTATTTTTTCGCTATGGGATTAATCTCGTTCCATTGCCTGATCGCTTCTTCTTTGGTCTCACAGCAAGGATCGTAAAATTGGGGCTTACCTACTGCATGATCGCAGTTCATACAATGAGCCGCCCATCCGCCAACGTCAGAGCATATGCAGGAACCCCATCCGCATTTAATACATCGATTCGCTTCTTCCATCCTATCAACCTCTATCGCCTCCCCTGTAACAGCATTGCGAACGGTGGTTACATTGTCTGGTATTCTTGTTTTGCCTTCTTTCATGGCCTTGGTCCTTGTGTCGTGTCAAATAACGTCAAACCTTGTTGTGTCGCATATATTGAGAATTATCATACACAAAGTCCTATCCCTTCCTCGTATTGAAATCACCGGGCAATACATTATCAAGAAAATCCTCTTTATTCTCTGGCCCGGCAAAAAACCGCTTTGACGATGAAAATTTACATTCTGGATAATTACTACACCCAAAGAAATCGCCATGCCTTCCCTTTCTCGCTACCATCAAAACCTTGCAGCGTGGGCATGTAGGCGTCTTATTCATAATAGATCATCATTACATATCTGATACATACACCATGACCAGAAACCTTTAATCACCGGCCCGTGTATGTGATTTATGTTGAATGAACACTTATCCCTAACATCGATGGGAAAGAACCCTCCCACCTCTTCAGTGTTGCCTTCAAAATCCTCACAAATATAGATGAAGGGCTCCCATTGGTTAAGATTCATTTTATTACTCCTAATTATTGGAGGCTGTAGCTGGACTCGAACCAGCGAAAACGGTGTTGCAGACCGCGACCTTACCACTTGGTTATACAGCCTTAACTATCTATAATCCTTGTGGCCAATTCTTGTGCTTGTTTCCATCGAGCGTAGACCCTGCTTTTTTCTTTCCTACGCTCTCGCCCTGTTCGTTGAATTGGCCCCATTGTTTAAAAAAGAAATCGACGTTCGCTTCTGCGCATTGATCTCTAATTATTTTTGCCCACTCTGGATTCATTGGCCGAGCATTTGGCCCTGACTCGCCACCAACAACAACCCAGTCTAGCTTATGTAATCGACTATCAAAATAAACGCTCCTTATCAACGGTTCAGCGCTAACCCATCGAACGGCGGCGGGTGTATCGACTAAAAAAGGTATTCGTAAATCGTGTGTTACTTGATCTTCAACACTCACGCCAAGCCAGACATTTTTTAATGGCAGGTTCAGCATGCTAGGCCAATTGACAGACTTATCGGTCATTTCATCCATGTGAACTGCTATTCTGGATTCCAATAATCCCATTTGGAAATATTTATACATCCGCTCTGGTCGTTTGGTGAGGATTTGAAAGGTATGCTTTGGCGATAATGCCATCACTGCGAAAATCTTATCGATGTAATATTCTGGCACATTCTCATGGAACAAATCAGACATGGAATTAACGAACACCATCCGTGGTTTGGTCCATCTAATCGGCTGATCAAGCATCTTCTCGACAAGCTTAATCTTTCCGTTCCACTGGCCTCCTTTTGCAATTAATCCTTCATATGGCATGCCAACCCCTTTAAATCGATTGGCTACAGTTTCCGCATAGCAATTCATACAGCCTTCCGAAACCCTGGAACAACCTCTAATTGGATTCCATGTGGCATCCGTCCACTCAATTCCTGTTTTATCTCCCATAGTAATGACTCCTCATTGTTTATAGTTAGTTTTTTCTGCTAATTCATTTCAATATCTATAATCGCCTCTGGCCTTAAGCACAAGACATAAGGAGGCCCACTCGAAACGTCCGTTACTCTCGGTATCCCTCCCTTTTCTTCACAGCGCAACTCGGACGCTTCAGTTTGCTGCATCCTGGAGTGGACTATAGTGCCCAGCCAAATAAGCCATATCAATGATATTGCAATCAATATATAGAGCGCTCTATCGAGGGTTATATTCATCACTTCAAATCCTTCTTAATAAGCCTGTCTATGTAATCAGACATGGTGATTTCCAGCTCTTCGCAGCGTTTTACCATCTTGGCTTTAATGGAAGGCTTGAGGTTGATTCCAACATGAGCTGTTCTGAGTTCTCGTTTAATCTTCGACATTTTATCTTGACCTATATTGAATAATCATTTACTATTTGTTTGCAGTATAACGATTTATTAATAAATAATCAAACGGAGAAGAGAAATGTTATTCGATTTATTTTGTGCAGTGCTCGACCCAACCACATCAGTTGTCGGCGGCGTAACTGAGAACTATGCGGCCATTAAAGCTAGTCAGGCAGCAACAAGGAGGCTTTCTGAGATAAAAGATAGCGAGCTTAAAAGCGTGCAGATTGACTATTATCGCAAGAAGCTTAAAGAGTTAGAGTAAACCTAGATAATTTGCCTAATAAGCACTAACACCAAGGATGGCTATAAACAGGAGAGAGTGATGAAGGCGGTAAAAGATATGGGACCGACCAGCAAGACCACCATTGCACACCAGATGTGTGACATGGAAAGAAAGCATATTGAAATATTGACTTGCGATAAATGCGGAAAGCTAAAGCGGTTCGTCGAGAGTATATGAGGTATAAGCAATGAGCGATCACATAGAGTTTTTCAGAATAACAAAGGACGTAAAGATTAATATTGGTGATCCTGACTGGAATAACCCGGTAACCATTGAACAGCTCTATCAAGCCTTTAAGTCCAGGTTACTGGAAGAAACTAAGGAGCAGGCTGAGGAAGAGTTTCAGCAAGTTGTTTCTATGCTAATGAGAGGGGATGAGACGATTAATTAACCTTTCTTTTCAACATATCCAATACAGGTTTAAGCTCTCCAAAATCATTAATGTCATTCTCAATATCCTCTTCGTGCGCCATTACCCACTTTAAAACAGGCTCCATAGACTGAATAACAAGCTCTACAGCCTCAGCAGCTTCTTGAAATAGAACATACTTACCGTCTAATCGTTCTTTCATTACGAGTGAATTGGAGGGTTTAAAGCGTTTCACGTTACATCCTCTACTATTTCATCATCCATAAAAAAAATTGGCTCAGGGGTAATAAGATGAAAATATTCAAATTTAGGGAAGCGCCCTACATGATCGAAGGAAAGACCGGTAGGTGATCTGTGGTAGAAGTCAATGCTCCCATCGTCACTTACTTGGACTGAATAGGCGGAAATGATCACATGTTTATCTTTATCCAGTTGTAGATGAAAGGATCGCTCAAGTTCATTATGTGTACGTATTTTAGAAATCATCACTTCACTCCATACAGTTGACTAAGATAGACGGGCATATTCGTCTTCAGTAAAGTACGTATCTTTGAATATGTCGGGCTTGCACGGGTAAAATTCTCCCTTAATTCCTTTGATAATCCAGTCAGCAGGACAAACAATATGACCCCCTTCCAGCGTATCGATCCAGCCGTGGTTATGCATTATGTCTGAGCAGTGCCGGCAGAAATCAGTACCGTTTGTCTTTGGGTTTCGGTAGCGCCGCACCACCTTTCCTTCGCTTAAAAAAGGCTCCCGTTCTGGCGCTCCAGCACCGCTAGGAGCAACCATTTCACAGATGTCCTCTGGATGATCGCCATTTTTAAACCATTGGTCAGCGTCTATTGCTACTGGCTTTTTAATAAATTTAGGCATTGCTTATTTCCTCTTCAATAATCTGAGCGGCTAAAATAGTGTTTTCATCTGTAAGCAGCTTTATCGTGCCAAACCCTTCGATAGGCGCGCTTGTAGCGATGCATTGAGTAGGGTGTGTTCTATATATTCCGTCCCCTTTATTAAGTTCAGAAAGAGCCTGCAATTGTGTCATTGTCTTAATCGCTCCTGTGAATTTATCCAGGTACTCTTTTGCATTGTCTATAGATTTGCGATTTTTTGCTTTGTTGTCAGAGTTCATTGCTCTTTTGACTAAATCCATCACTCTCCCTCCAGTTTTTTGGTTGTACTAATCACCCAGTCCAGGCCCAGCGTCAACTCATCACTTAATGTAATAAGCTCGCTATCAGGTAACTCGGCTAGCTTTCTCAGCTTATCCAGGGCCGAGACAGCACGGCTGTAGGTGTATCTTTCTTTGTCAGGAGAGATGATAGTGCCCTCTACTTTAAGTTCGAAGTAGGCAGCTTCACCAGACAAGCCACCGAGCCTAAGATCGCCTATGGCCCACTCCTTAGACAAAAAGGCAGCGGGCTTGTTAAACTTATAAAAGTCACGGGAAGAACGGAATACTTCGGAGATATAATGCATAGTCTCATAAACAATCTCACCCTCTCCTTTGTGTTTAGCTGCCAGTGCTTTTAATACGGCTTCGTGTAATTCGACGCCTACAAGTTTTGGAGTGGCATTCCTGATGACGGTCTCATCGGTCCACTTAAAGCATAGGAACTGGCGGTCTGTTTTCTGCACGGAGGTATCCTGTGATAATTCAGCCACTATCTCGCTAAATCTTTCTACGAGAATGCCTACATTAATCGCGTCAGATAGACGACCCATTTCTTCCTCTGAGTCTTCATCCCACTTCTTCCATTCCGCTGACAGAGACTCATGAACTGGCCTAATGGTTTTCTCATTGGCTTTTATGATTCGTAATAACGTAGCTGCTTTGTATGCTACGGCGCCTTTATTTTTCATTCTTCCTTATCTCCCATAGCCTCGATCATCTTATTTAACTTGTCGTGCTTTTTAGAGTCGGCAGTCATTCTTTCATAGGTTTTACGCGAGATATGCCAATAAGAAAGGAGGTCTTCGACTAAAAAGCCTTTTCCGTGAAGGATAGAGGTGAATTTATTCAATATTGATACCTACATTTTGTATGTGTTGGCCCCCAATGAGCGTCAAGCACCCCCATATTGTACGCCATCTTGTCGGTATTTCAAATAGTTGTGTGCAGTTTTATAATTAGCCAAAGGTTCACGGCAAACCTTAATTGCTGGCATGGTAGAAATACCACACCTTTTAAAGGGCTGAGTTATGAGTGATGAGCTACAAACCGGCGATGCGGCTGTGGAAACCACGCCAATTCCCGAAGACCAGGAAGCTGGAGCAGATTTAGCAACTGCTACTGAAGGGCAACAGGAATCAAACGCTCAGGTTGACGAAGCGGCTGCGAAACAAGCACAAGCGCAAGAAGCCACTCAAAAGGTTATTAACGAAAAGCACTACCAAGCCAAGCAAGCAGAGCGAGAGCGAGATGATGCTTTAGCCCAAGTTGCTAAGTTTGAGCAGGACAAGAGAGAGTCTGAAGCGGCGCGAGTCGGTGAAATTCCCCCTATTCCTGATGAATTCGATGATAACTTTAAAGAGAAAATGGTTTTACGTGACGAGGCGATTGCGAACAAGGCACACCACGAACACAGCGAAGCGGCTTATCAGCAAAGCCTCCAAGACCAACAGGCACAAGAGGTACAACGGCAAAACGCAGTATTCCAACAGGCTTCGGTAAGTTACAACGCCAGGGCCTTAGAGCTTGGAATTGATACGCAAGAATTGCAAGCAGCCGGTAATCAGGTAGTTAGTTATGGCCTTACTCCTCAGCTGACAATGAACATTTTGGCTGATAAAGACGGACCATTGATTACTAAGTTTTTGGCCGCTAACCCTATGGAAGCTTTTAATCTGGCAAACATGTCAGAGTTTCAACAAGGAGCAGCCATAGAAGCCATTCGTGCTAAAGCCGACTCTCTTAAGCCGAAAACAAGTAATACGCCCAATCCGCCCGACATTTTGTCAGGCAATGGTGCTGAAGTGGATACAAACAAATATCCAAACAGTAAGGGGGCGACATTTTCATGAATTAAGGAGCCACACTCATGGCCAACAGTTTTAATACCTTTACGCTAGAGATAGCGAAACAATTCCTTGAGGGCTTTGAGTCCGCAAGAATCCTTTCAAAGAACGTTAATACCCAGTTGCTTCAGATTCAATCCCGATACCGGCGACACCTTCGACTTCAAACGCCCTACTGATTATCTTGCTATTGAAACTGCCACTGGTGACGTTTCCGGCGCTACCGCGTCAGACATCATTACTGGTCGTGCTTCTGGAGTCGTTCAGAACTACATCACTTCTTTTGTAGATTTTGACGAAGCCGATCAAGCACTTAAGATGGGTAATCTCGACGAACTGCTTGCCCCGATGTCTACTCGCGTTGTTACTCGCCTAGAAACTAACTTCGGTAAGTTCATGGTGAAAAATGTGGGCTTGCTAGCAGGTACTCCAGGTACTGCAATAACTACTTGGTCTGATGTGGCGGCTGCTACGGCCATTATGAAGGCTACAGGTGTCCCTCAAGACGCTATGTGGGTTCTAGCAGTTAACTCCTTCACTCAGATTGCATTAGCCGATATCCAGCGTTCTTTAGGCTCTGGTGGTGTATCGGGTGAGTTGGTTTCAGAAGCTCATCGCCAAGCAATCATCAGCGATAACTTCGGTGGTTTACGTGTAATGACGGCTGATACTTTAGCCAGTCATGCTACTTTCACCGACGCCGACCGTGCGGGTACATTAACGGCCAACCCAGATGTTACCTATAACACGGCTAAAAACACCATGACACAGGTTCTAGCTGTTACCGCGTTTGGTGCAAACACTGTTGTAGCGGCTGGTGAAGTGATTCGTATCGCTGGTCGTAACCGTCTAAATTTAGCTACTCGTGAGCTATTGATAGACGGCTCTGCCTCAGCGGTTGAGTTTACAGGGACCGTGACTACGGATGTTACTCTAGGTGCTTCAGGCGAAGGTAATATCACTATTACTGGTCCTGCGATCTTCGAGACAGGCTCAGGCGCTGGTGCTTACAACACGGTTGATACTGCTCCGCTTTCTGGTGACGTTGTTACCTTGCTAGGCGCGGCATCCTTAAATGTCCAGCCCAACTTGTTCTGGCATAAAAACGCCTTCTCAATCGGCTCTGTGCCAATGAAACGGTTGTTCTCCACTGATACCTTCGCGAAAACAGCGGATGGCCTTCAGATTCGGGTATCGCAAGGTGCTGGATTCTTGGAGAACACCAACAAGGTCAGGATTGATATACGGCCTGCCTTTGCTGCACTTCAACCATTTTTTGCTGGGCAGCTTCACGGGTAAGTAACCACTAACATGGGCTTGGATTTCTCTGAGCCCATTTTCACTTCAAGGACACACTATGAATCTATTGACTGAATGGCAAAAACCTAGCGGGATGCGCGTTGAACTTAACGACGAAGAAGCAACCGTTGAAATGGCCCGAAAATTAGGTTGGGTTCCCTTTGCCGATACAGAAGAAGGGCTCGCTGAGGCCAAAGAGATTTTGGCAGAGAAAGAGCGAAGGGCAGAAGAAACCGTAAACGCGGCAGAACAAAATCAATCTGCATTGAAGCCCGTAGAAGTAAAGCGTAAGCCTGGACGTCCGGCTAAAGACGCTGCGTAGGCGTGAGATATGGCAGATGCTGCTGAAGTAACCAAAGCAATATTACAAGAAATACTTGTCCATGGTGCCGAGTCAGAACTTGAGGCCGTTGAGTTTCAGGACACTGTTTTCGCCATGAATAACTACATGACGGCCCTGGATGCTAAAGGGGTCAGTTTAGGTTATACGGTGGTGTCTGATTTGGGTGACCCTGTAACCGTTCCTGCTGGCGCATTAATGGGACTGATCAAGAATGTAGCCCTGGCCATGATTCCTCAGTTTGGCGGCACTATCGACGCACAATTACGAGAAGACGCACGGTTTGGGATGCAAGCCATGTTCAAACTTGGAACAACTATTCAGCCTACCGCCTTTCCTAGTACGTTACCTCTCGGCTCTGGTAATGAGAACGAGTTTAGTGACTTCGAGCGTACATTCTTCCCAGGAACGGATGAAAATGTCTTGACCGAAACCAATCAAAATATTGCATTAGAGTCTGACACATGAGCCATAACGACCGTAAAGGTAAAAAAATAAGCGACTTTATTGTCGATAATGTACGTAGTGAATGGGCAGAATTTTACCGTCACTCAAGAAGAGTATATTAAATTATTCGGCACCACAGGTTCCTTAGTACAAGCCGGAGACCCCACAGCAACACCTGTATTAGACACACAAGGCTCTGTTAACAACATTCGTAACCTAGAAGATGGTAGTGGTGTAAAGTCCTCAGTAAGCGCACAGAACGGCATCACGCTCGCTCATAACTTTACGGTTGATGAAGTCGGCGTTCCCATAATGCTGAACAAGACATTAACCAGCCCTACACTCCCTAGTTTTATAGCGGGAACCGGCATATCAATTGCTTCTGTAGGGAATCAGATTCAAGTTGCTGTCTCTGGCCTAGCTGCTTCGACCAAGACTGTTATTGTCAACCAGCTGTCTGACTTCCCTAGCGCTATATCCGGTGTGATTACTCTCAAAGCTGAAACAGACTATTTCCTGACTAATGATATTACGACCTCAGACCGATTTAACGTCAGTGCAGGCAATATTGTTATCAGGGCGGCTGACTCTTCAATAGTCGCCTTCACTTATACAGGAACAGGTGATTTCTTTACCGGGCAAAATGCCACGTTTAGAGTCGGAAGGATAACTCTCATTGCATTAACGGGTAGGGTTTTTAATCTATCCGACGATACAGGACTATCCTTATTTCAGTTTATTGACGGAAGTATTCGAGGTTGTGACAAGGTGGGTTTGTTTGCGGGTCCAGGGTCCGGATATGGAGCAAATCAGTGGAATAATGTGGGGGTGTTTGGTGTTATTACGGACGGATTAGAATTTACCGGAACACATGGTGCGTTTTTGTCCTTTGGCAATATTGGGGTAATGACTAACGTAGGGGCTCTGTTTAATTTAGGCACGGCTACTTTTGGTTCGTTTAATGTCGATGATTCATTGGTTAGTTTAGTAGGCGCGGGTTCTTTCTTCTTAACGGGCTCTACCGGGTCGGCCAATATTTTAGTGAATGGTTTGGGGACTATTTTAAATACCCGAGAACAAGGTCCGGGTACGCTTTTATCCAACATTACCCCAGATGATGACCGATGGAGATTCTTATTAAACGATGACATCCGTGATTCACGCATAGACGGATTGTTGTCTTTGCAGGGTAATGCAACAGAAACCATTATATCAGCATCAAGTTCTGATGGAAGTAACGCTGTATTAGTAGCGGGTACTTGGGTCGTTGAAGGCGCTAGTCAAATGACCGGAACAACAGCAGGAAGATTAACGCATACCGGAGGAAAGGACGCTCGATTGCCCATTAACGCCACTTTAACGGTAGAGCCTGCATCAGGGGGCTCTATAAAAATCAATGCTTATATCTGTGTTGATGGTGTGATACAGACGGGTTCCAGAGGGTCTACAACTACATCGGCGGGTAATGCACAAGAAATATCCCTACCATGGCAAAACACCTATCCGAACAACGGATTTACCGAGATTTTCCTTGAAAATACAGCGTCAACCGTAAATATTTTAGCTTCTTCAGCCCGATTTGTGGTGAATTAATGCCTAAAGTAGCCTTACCTATAGGGGGTGGTTCTTACCCATCAGAATCCCCTCCAGTCTCTCAGCAGAGAGCCATTAATTTGTACGTAGATGTCGTGCAAGCAGCGGCTTTGTCTCAAGAAATCCTAAAAGGTACTCCAGGGATCAACCAGTTAGCGACTACAGGACCAATCAAACAAGTTAACAGAGGGTCCGAAACCTTCAAAGACCGTTCTTATCATGTGAATGGCACTAGTTTATTTCGATTGAACCGGGCGATAGACGGGGATGGTAACGAGACATTTACTACCACGAACTTAGGAACGATTGAAGGCACCGGCTTTGTATTTATGAGCGCAAGCCGAACTCAGTTAATGATATTAGCCCCAGGTGGTAAAGGTTATATTTTCGTTGATGATCCCGCTGATCTTCTGACAGAGATTACAGACGCTGGCTTTACGTTTAATGGCGATCCTCAATCATTAGAGTTTATTTCGTCCTTTTTCGCTTGTACGACTGATGAAGATGTGGCGATATTTTCTAATCAAAATGACGGTTTAAGCTGGAATCAATTAGACGTTATTGCCGCTGATGCTGATCCTGATGCGCTAGTAGCTTCGTTTGAATACAAATCTCAATTAATGCTATTGGGCACTGAAACCACACAGGTAGCCACACTGGTAGCAACGGCTGACACGCCTTTGCAAATACAGCCAGGGTTCGAGCTAAGTAAAGGGTTAGCGGCAAGGTTTGGCATAGCAGCAGCTAATGACACGTTCTTATGGGTAGGAGGCGGGAAGGATGAATCCCCTGCTATCTGGCAGTTTGCTGGGTCGACGACTCAGAAAGTCTCTACGACTGCAATAGACAATATCTTACAAGGTCTTACTGATACGGAAGTGAGCAATATTCACGCTCTTTCTTACGCTCAAAAGGGGGCTTACTTTGTTAACTTCTACCTCCCTCAGACTACGTTAAGTTACAACACCATTACTCAGAAGTGGAATGATGTGCAATCAGACATTGTTAACGATCTAGGTGTGAAAGAAACCAAGCGATCAAGAGTGAATTCTCTGACTACGGCTTATGGCCGAGTGATTGTGGCTGATTCACAAGATGGTCGGATAGGTGAGTTAAGCCCTGAAATATTCAGTGAGTACGGTAATGAAATTAAAAGCACACTAATTACTCAGCCTTTCTCTGCAATGGGCAATGCGATTACAACCCCATTCCTCGAATTAACAATGGAGTCAGGTGTAGGTAATAGCGATACACCAAACCCGGTAGTTAGAATGTCACGTTCGGTTAACGGGCAGACTTTTGGTGACGAATTAAGCCGAAAGATTGGGAAAAGAGGGGAATACAAGCGCAGACAAATTTGGAACCGAGTAAACCGCGCCGAACGATTTGAATCATTTAAGTTTGTGATTAGCGGCATGATTAAGAAGGTCATCATTAAGCTGGAAGGTGATGTGAGACAGTTATCACGATGACACAAGTTATTGATGAAGTCACATTAACCAACCCGATTACTGAGAAAGATCAGCAGGGTAACGATGTCCCTAATCAGACGATGAGGTTGTTTATCACTCAAGTAGTAGGCAATGGCTTAATCATCGGTACAGGTACTCCAGAAACAAACGTAGAGGCTAATCAAGGCCGATTATTTATGGACGATGCCGGTGGAACGGGAACGATTTTATACATTAAAAAGCAAGCGGCTATTGGCGGCGATGCTAAACAAGGGTGGATATTAGTTTGATTATTCGAGCAGGCCAAGCCATTGATCTTGAGAGCTGTCTTGATATGGCCGAACGATTTTATGAAGTCGCAGGATACAACGAAGACATTCCTATAGACCGGGACAGTTGCCGGACTTTTATGAATGTCTCTATTCAGCAAGGTTTGTTGTTTGTGGCGGATACAGGAAAACAAATAGTGGGGTTTATTGTGGGCATTGCCTCTCCTTCAATTGTGAATAAAGACTATTTATCAGGTGCTGAATTGGCATGGTGGGTAGAGCCCGAACACAGAAAAGGAACCACCGGAATTAAATTAGTAAAAGCGGTAGAGAAATCCGCTAAAGAATTGGGCGTAAGAATGTGGTCAATGATGAGTTTAGAAGCTCAAGACCCTGAAAAGATTGAGAAATTGTATTTTGCAATGGGCTACAAGCGAACTGAAAGAACATACGTGAGGATATTATAATGGCTATTTCAACCGCTGCTGCAATTGTAGGTTCTGCTGTTGTTGGTGGGCTTGCAGCGAGTAAATCAGCTAAGTCGGCTCGAAAGGCTCAAGAAAAGGGTGGGGAAAGGGCTCAGGAAAGCGTAGAGCGGGCGGCGGCGCAAGCAAGAGCCGATGCATTAAGATTGTTTGGTGGTGCCGAAGCTCAACGATTAGGCGGATTTCAGGGCGCTCAAAACATTTTCGCAGGTACTGTGCCTCAACAGTTTGATATCTTCCAGCAAGGGAATATTCAAGCACAGCAAACAGCAGGATTAGCGCCTCAACAAATACAGAACGCTCTGTTAGGACTTCCGGTTGACTTTGGGTTCTTACAACCTTCTGCACCTGTTCAAGCGGATTTTAGTTTCCTTAATCAACCTTTAGCAGGACAACCAACACCCGAAGAGATTGCACAACAACAAGCCCTTGCAGCTCAACAACCTCAATTACCACAGTTTAGCTTCGGTCAAAATAATCCAGCAGGAACAACAGCGTTTGGTGGGCTTCCTCTAGGCAAGTTTAATATCGGGGGGTTCTTCTAATGACGCATATACCAGGACATTTTCAGGCCTTAAGACCGCCTGTTAATCGATTAGCGGGACAAGCTCAACCCGGTATTAGCCTAGCCCTTCCTCCTGGCCAAGTTCCAGCGGGTCCAATACAACCAGGCCAAGTACAGACTCAGCCCTTTGGTCAACCTGTACCCTTAAATCAGCCTCAAGTCCCACCTACTGGACTGATAGGTTCAGAGGCGGCCCTACAAGCTGGGTTACAAGGTGGATTAGGTGCTTTAGCACAAGGTGGTCAAGGCGCTCTTAATTTATTGGGTGGTGCGGCTGGTGAAGCAAGGGGGTTTTTGGGTGGGGCCAGACAAGACATATTAGGTGGATTCGGACAAGGCCAACAAGCGATAGGTCAGGCCATAGGTCAGGGAGTACAAGGATTTCAAGGCTTTCAACAGCCTGGACAGGGTGCGTTTAACTTATTAGCCGCTCAGACCGGGGCTTTAGGTGCGCCCGCTCAACAACAGGCATTCCAGAACTTTCAAGAGTCCCCTAATGTTCAGTTTCTACGCGAGCAAGGTTTAAGACAATTAGGCTCAGGAGCAGCCGCGCAAGGAGGAGGCACAAGAGGTGGTGACTTTTCTAGAGACTTATCTCGATTCAATCAAGGACTCGCATTACAGGATTTAAGTAGGCAACAAGGCTTATTACAAGGTCTTGGGGGTCAAGGTCTTCAGGCCGCCGGTCAAGTAGGACAACTACGAGGACAGGAAGCGGGATTACGAGGTAGTTTATTTGGTCAACAAGCTGGACAACTGGGCAATTTAGGCCAATTCGGAGCAGGCCAAGCTTTTAACTTCGGGCAAGCGGGCAGTGGATTATTGCAAAATCTAGGCATTAATCAGGCCAATTTACTCACTGGAGCGGGACGAGATGTTTCAGCAGGAAGATTACAGACAGGTCAAGGTATAGCGGCGGCTGTAGGTGCTGGTGCCGGCGATGTCTTTGGATTGCAGGAAAGAGGTGGCGCAGGGCTCAGTGATATCCTCGGGGGTGCTGGGATTACTGCAGCTAACTTGCAGACTCAATTCGGTAATTTAAGTGCAGCTGACCAACAAGCATTAGCGGCCATATTAGCTAATATCAGCACAGGACAAGGCTCTCAATTGGCTAATATACAAAATCAACCTTTTGCGCCCACCAATATTTTAGGGCAAATAGGTCAGGTAGCGAGTGGATTAGGTGGAGTATTGGCGGCTTTCCCTAACCAACAACAGCCACCAGGACGGACACCACCTATAGCCACGATTAATACAGGATCACAGTTTGCGGGGTTTGCATAATGGCGAACGGTTTTGATTTACAACAGTTTGCAACGGCCTTACAAGGCGCGGGTGCTGGCTTAACAGGTCAGTTAACCCCTTTCCTTGCTCAACAGGAGAGGCAGAGACGGACGCAGGTTGAAGAATCTAAGTTAGCTAATCAGAAAGCTAAAGACTCTGAACGCGAACGTATGATTACTTTGTTTCAGGATTCTCAGAGAGGTTTGGAACTGGCTAAAGCGGGTCAGTGGGATCGCCTGGCTAACCTAGCCTCACGAAGAGAACAATTATTAGCCACAGACTTCCCCGAAACAAATGCAACTGATACCCAGCAATTTGCCTTGGTAGCAAGAGCGGCAGCGGCAGGTGATCCACAAGCTCAACAAGCGGCTTTGTTTAAATTGCAAGAGAACACCAATATAGGATTGGATACGGGAATATTGGACCCACCTAAGGCTCCTAAACAGCAAATAGTTGACGGTCAAGTCGTTACTTTGGGAGACAGGCCGACTGCAGTGCCTATTGAAGGCTTTACCCCCACACAAAGAGGAAGAGATACGCTTTCACAAGTCCAGTCTTCGCAAATCTTGCCTAATGGCTCAACGGTTCAAGTCTTTCGGGATGGCTCTACACGTGTAACAGGGCCGCAAGGCAAAGTATTAACAGGACAAGAACGCGCAACCGCTGTTGAAGACGCACAAGAATTTGGTATTGATATTCAGTCACGGAGAGCAGGAGGAAGGGCTGGAGCCACAGGAATAGAGCAGAGAGCAAGCGCATTAATTACAAGAGGTATTGCAGCCGCAGAATCTACCGCAACTGTGCGAAGAGCGCTTGATTTATTAGACAGGGTTAAGACTGGCGGCATAGCGGCTATATCACTAGCCGTGCGACAGCGACTAGGCATAGAAGGCGCTGATGAAGGCGAATTGTCCAACTCTCTTGGCAAGGCTGTACTAAGCCAGCTGAGAGAAACCTTTGGCTCAGCCTTCACCGAGTCTGAAGGCGAGAGATTAATTCGGTTAGAAGCAGCGATTGGCAAGTCCCCCGAAAGCAACCGTAGGATACTAGGTCAAGCTTTAAGAATTGCAGAAAGAACCGCTAACCGAGCCATTAAAGCGGCAGAGAAAAGAGGCAACCAAGCAGAAGCAGCGGATATCAGAGACCTATTAACCTTTAGTTTGGATATTGAGCCTTTACAGCAAGCGCCTCCAGCAGGACAGCAACAAACTGGACAACAACGAAACGTGGTGGTTGACTTTTAATGCCATATTCCATTACCACACAAGACGGTATAACGATTCAAAATATACCCGACGATATAGACCCACAATCTGACGTGTTAAAGCAGAGGGTTGCGGCTATTCGAGGAGGTCAAACCGCACAACAGCCTAGTCTTGACATTCCTACAGGAGGCCCGATTGAAGGAGTCCCATTTGGTGAAGCTAGGGGCGAATCATTCGGACAGAGGATAGAGAGAGAATTTCAAAGACTTCCTGGCGCTCCTGTTCTCTCCGAATTTGCAGCAGCCATTAATAGACCCGTTCTTGGTGCATTGGACATTATTCCTGAAAGTATAAGCACTGCGATTAATTTAGCAGGAGGCGATGTAAATATTCCAACACCTACACAGATAGCAGGAAGTCAGGGTGGATTTATGGACCCGGGGCTAGCAAGAGACATAGTACGCGGAGTAGGGGAGACAGTGCCATTAGCAGCAGGCGGCGGAGCAGCATTAAGACAAATAGCAGGAAAGTTACCGGCATTTACAGCAGGAGAAACAGCAGCAGCTACGGCGGCTAATTTAGCAAAGCAGGCTGGTCAAACTACAGTGGCGGCTGATATAGGGCTAGGCACAGTATCAGCAGCAGGTCAACAGGTAGGCGAGGTGTTTGGTGGCGATGTTGGCGGTACTGTAGGTGCTCTCGCCGCTCCTTTGGCTGTGGTTGCTACTGGAGGGATTTTGAAAATGGGAGTAAATGCCTTCAGGTCGTTTGCAAAAAGCTTGTCTAACATGTCAGAAGATGGCGCTTCAAAGCTTTTAGCTACAGCTATGGTTAGAGAGGGGTTGTCTCCTGAAGATGTTGTAGCAAAAATAACTCAACTAGGGCCAGAGGCATTACCCGCCGATTTGGGGACTAATTTTGCAAGACTATTAAGAACGGCTTCAAATGAGGTTCCCAGAATAGAGGGTCGTGCAGGCGGGGTGTTTGCTGGCCGACAAGCTGGGCAATCAACAAGGATATTAAACGCACTAGATGACGCAAGTGGAACAAGCTCGTTGAATGTAGATGATGAGATAGTTAGGCTTGGTGACTCTTTAGGTCCAGAAATCAACAGGTTGTATGCCGCAGCAAGAGAGAGAGAAATATTTGCAACAGGAAAGATTAAATCAATATTGACTGGTGACAATTCTGCGGCAAGAGCGTTACGCAAGATCAGAACAAGGATTGCTGATAAAATCGCTGCTGGGGAGAGCATACCCGACACCGGGCTTACTTCTGAAAGAAGGGTTTTCATAAACAAACAAGGGCTTTTAGAAAAAGAGAAGATTAAAATTGGCTTGGATTCAATCGACCTGACTAAGCAAGAGTTAGACGATCAAATAGGCGCAGCACTTAGAGCCGGAAGGAAAAACAAAGCGAGAGATATAGTTAGAGTCAAAAACGCGCTCATTGCCGAAGCTGATAAATTGATACCAGAATATAAGAGGGCCAGAAATTTATTTGCTGGCAAGGCGCAAATGGAGAACGCCGCTGACTTAGGCCGTCAATTTTTTAAATTAAATGCAAGAGAAGTTCAAGCCTTTACGCAATCAATGGGGGATTCTGAACGGAGAATGTTTAAACTTGGGGCAAAACAAGCAATTTTAGACAGATTTGATGCCACACAGATTAACGCTGATTTAGTTAAACGTGTCTTTGGAAAGGGCGGTGATGCAAAAAAGCTAAGATCTCTATTTGACAGCGACGAGGCGTTTAAAAAATTCTCTAATGCAATGGAACGTGAGGCTAACTTTATTATCACAAGGAATGCTGCACAGGCGAACTCTACAACGGCAAAGCAAATAGCCGATAGAGGAGCGTCAATGAACGTTATTGATGATACCAGGGCATTATTAGGCGATCCTGTTGCAGCTACCAACCGAATAGGCAGGATAATGGCAGGATTGAGGGGTCGCAAAACAGACGAGGCTTTCACTCAGGCGCTGGAAGATGCTGGTGACATCCTTTTAACTAAAGGGATGAGCACTGATCGTTTAACTAAGATTCTTCGAGAGGGCAATAGAGAGGCTGTCGCAAAGGCTTTGGCTGGCACGCTACCAAAGCAGAAGAACTTTATTATAGACGTCTTGAGAGGTTTCGGCGCTGCTCAGATACCCCTTGGAGAAACCCAAGGACAAGCGCAATGACTAAGATAGACACGCCAAAATATGGTGAAATCATAAAGGCAATAGCAAGCAATATGAAGTTCATAGCTCCGATTATAGCAGAGGATAAATAGATGTCCCGGTTCATTAATCCTGTAACCCAGTACGGAGACAGTGCGCTAGATCCACTTATTGACGGAAAGCTGTTCTTTTTCGAGAGTGGCAGTGCAACTCTAAAAGACATTTTCAGCGATGTTAATGAAAGCATTCCTTTAGCCAACCCCGTCATATTAACGGGAGACGGCAGCGTACCTAATATATTTTATAGCGGTTCGGCCAGAGTTAAACTGACTGATCGTGACGAAGTACAGAGGTGGGACCGTGACCCTGTAGGCGGCGACTCAGGCGCTGGTAATAACTTCTCGGACTGGAATAACTTAACAATTTATTCAATTCCTGATTATGTTATTGGCTCCGATTCAAACATTTATTGTTCTTTTATTAACAACAATCAGTCGAATGACCCGGTTTCAAGTCCCGCAGCCTGGGAGCAGGTAGAGTTTATAGGCATATTTAATTTAAATATAACCTACGCAATCAACGATATAGTGAAGGCTTCGGACGGTAATTTATACCGTAGTATTGCCGGTGGAAACATTGGAAACGATCCGATTAGCACCGCAGACTGGACCGCAGCCGTTGATATAACAGGCACCGATTTAGCATTAACGCAAGCCACAGCATTATCATTTTAAGGAACCATTATGGCTATTACTGACACAGCGGCATTTGCCCAATTTACACAAACAGGATTTGCAGAGGCGACGGCGGTATCCGTTATCTCAACAAGTACCCCAACGAATACAATCTTAATTGCAACAGCTGGGATAGATGGAGCGTTGCTGTCAAGTTTAACCGCGATGCCAAGAGCAACCGTGGGCGCTACAGCTCTTTACTTTTTTGTGAGTAAAGACAGCGGCACGACTAAGTTGCTTGCTGACAGTGAGGTAATGGCGGTTCATACCGTGGCGGCAACAACAGAAATTCCTGAAACGGTGTTTACTAATATTTCACAGTCTAAGCCTTTTCGATTGAATGCCGGCGACCAAGTTTACGTGAGTATTGGCGTGGCATTGACAGAAGGTATTGTATTTAAAGCCGAATGGACTGATTTCTAATGGTTGATCGCGCATTACCCAAATTAGGCCCAACATCAAGCGTTAATCAGCTTGCAGGCTTAGATAGTGGGATAAGTCCTAGAGGAGAGGCGTTATTTACCCTCCCCGGTACTTATGAATGGATAGTGCCTGAAGGTGTATTAAGTGTTAGCGCTGTTACTATTGGTGCGGGCTCAGCCTCTAATGTTTTTATCTCTGCCGGTGACGGTTGGGGCGGTGCGGGCGGTGGTCTAGCTTGGAAAAACAATATTTCTGTTTCTCCCGGTGAGATAATAAATGTGCTTGTTGGTGAGGGAGGAAAAGGCTTAGCAGCGGCGTCTGTTACAGCTTCAATGAACGGTGGTCTAAGTCAGTTTAAAGATGCGGCTACCTGTCAGGCTACCGGAGGTACATTAGGCGCTTCAACCTCTACAGGTGGTACAAATACAGCCGGTGATGGTGGTGGTTCAGGTGGTGATGGTGTTGTCGATCTTGCTATCGCAGGTAATGCAGGACTTAGTGGCAGTGGTGCTGGTGGCTATACTGGTGATGGTGGTGATGGAGTAATAGATGCTGCCGGGCCAAGTTCAGGTAATGCAGGAACCGGAGGTGGCGGTGGCTCTGGCGGTGTTTCTGGATTTGAGATGGGCGGGACTGGTGGTGGCGTTGGATTATATGGCGAAGGCGATAACGGCGCGGCAGGAACAGCCGATGCTACTGATGCTGGTGGCGGCGGTGGTGGTTCCGGCGGTGCTGATGGTGATGATGTAGTAGGAAATATTACAGGACTCAACAGGAACGGCGCACGTTACGGGGGAGCTGCTGGCGCTAGTGATGGCACAAGTTTTGGTGTTGTTGGAGATGGAGCCGATGGTGCAGTTAGAGTTATATGGGGTGAAGATAGATTCTTCCCTTCGACTAATGTAGGTAGAAGCGAATGATACGAGTTGAGATTAATACTTTAGTAGCGGATAGAACGCCCGTACCCAAGGACATTAGAGGTATTGGTGACGACACACTACAAAACTTGCAGTCGAAAGGCCCGAAACCTGTACGTTATCCAGGCTTTGAATGGTGGCCCGAGAATATCAATTTACCTACATTTAACTCTGATACTCACAAACAAGGCTCTGAAATACTCACTGTAGACGAACCGGCAAAGACTGTTGATGTAACTTATAATGTTGATGCTTTGGACGCTGGAGAGTTAGCGGATGTATTGGCTGATAGAAAGCGAGCTAAAATTAAACTATTGAAAGCTGAAGGGTTGTCGAGAGTACATGCACTATTCCCTGCTATTGCCACATGGGATGAGATAATGCTAGTTAAAGAGAGCTGGCTATCTATTGCATCTGCGGCAAGAAATCCCACGCCTAAGTTTTTATCTCTTATAAATATATTTGTGGCAGGGTCAGACGCCGCAGATGCTATTAATGCGATGACAAATGTTAACGCGATAGATGCTTACAACGTAACGACCGATCCAGTGTGGCCATAATGAAACCCTTAATACTCGCTTTAATCCTCTCATTAACATCGTGCGCGGAATTCCAAGCGATTAAGTCTGCTATAGGCTCATACGGAGCCGATGGTAGCGATGAAGTCCTAGACACAGCCATTTGGACTATATGCAACGCAAGTCCTGTAGGAGCGCATAAGAGGCGTTTTAAGACCGATGATGAAATAGCAGCTGTTAAGGTTATTTGCGAGTGAAATTTGAGACTAAGCTAAAAGTAGAGTCCGTACAGGGTAAAACAGAATGGGTTTTGCTCAATGCTTTAGTATTCATTACGAAAGATGGTAGAAAGTTCAGGGCGAAGAGAGGGGCGAATACAGACCTCTTTAGTATCCCCGGACTATTAAGAAGCTTTTTATTTCGGGCCAGAAAGTACGCAGAGGCAGCGGTATTGCACGATGGCGGTTATAGAGGTGTTTTAGAGGAGTTTATTGACAATGAGTGGGTACCTGCTTCACTTACAAGAGCTTATGTCGATGAATATTTATTACGCGATCCTTTAGAATGTTTGGGCGCTCCATCCTCTTTACAAAGAGCGTTGTATTGGGGTGTTCGAATAGGCGGAAGAGGGAGTTTTAAAGCATGAACATCGACAGAAAGTTTATAAGCTGGGTCGCAGGACTTCCCATAGTGATTGGAGGTGTATTAGCCACGGCTGAAGATCGATGGAACCAGCAGCAGCAAGTAGAAGCCGCTAAGAAGGCTGGCAACGGTACGGCATATCTGATGTACGCTACAGTGGTAAACGGGCTGAATCGCAACGTAAGAAGGCTTACGCTGAAAGAAACCAAGACTCCCGAAGATAAACTTAATATTAAAGAAATGGAGCAGGAGATTAAGGATATTAAAGAGCATCAGAAGGGATTGCTTGAATGATCGTTAATCAACTGAGAACTTATAAAGAAGATTGTACTGAATCAGACCTCTATATTAACGGATTGCAATACTGTTATGTCTTGGAAGATGTAGGCAGACCCCACGGAGTTAAAATTAACAGAGAAACCTGTATCCCAGAAGGCCACTACAAGGCCGTAATAACCCGTAGTAATCGATTTAAGAAGGATATGATCTTACTCTACAACCAGGAAGATATGTCCGTAGAGCGCTTTGGAGTACGTTTCACAGGTATTAGAGTACATGGTGGGAATAACACCGAACACACAGCCGGATGTCCTTTAGTCGGATTTAAACGATCAGAAGGGAAAGTGTACAATAGTGCGAGTGACAAGTTACGAGAACGAGTTCAGTCAGCGATAGACGCTGGTGAAACCATCGATTGGATTATTACAGAGGAATTATAATGGTCGGCATACTTAAAACCATAGCAAGGCGTAAGCCAAAGAAAGCCAAGAAATCGGCCAAGAAATCAAGTCACAAGTCGGGTCACAAATCGAGCCATAAAAAATCTCGGAAGACTTAATATGAACGAAATTTATCTAACCTTGTTAGGACTTGTTTTCATTGCTCTGGCTGGATGGCGCAATAGTGTACCGGCGGTATTGTTTGGCCTTCTAATGTTTGGTCATGCTATTTTCTTAGGTGATTTGGCACAATCCGATCCTATGACTTACTTATTCACCGCAGGGATAGCGTCTACTTTAGCGATGGCTGGTTGTTATGCATTCAGAACAAGTTTGCATGATGTAATTGCTTTCAGAATGGCGGCTATTGGAGCAGCGTGTTTGTTAGTGAATATCATTGGTATTATTTTTTGGTTAATGGATAGCCCAATGGGGGGTTTTAATTATGTATTTGCCGCGATTCTGCTGGCAAGCATCGTCGTCATCTTAAAAGGGGGCAAGGATGGACTGGGAAAAGGTGGAAGGAACCCTGTGGGTACTCATGCTCGTAATGCCACTGATAAAGTTTCTAATCGTGTGGTGGGACTGGAAAATAAAGAAGCAATTAAATGATCGAAGAACTGAAGAAGAAGATTTTGTCAGACCCGAATGTGCCCGATGTAGTTCCAGGGGTATTGGGTGTGAGCGTGGGCACAGCCGGTGCAGCCGATTTGACAGGGATGATTGATTTATTCGCCAATACATTTTCAACCCTCCTGACTTTATCCGCTCTAGTCGTAACGATATTAACCGGAATCAATGCGTGGTACAGAAATAAACAGATCAAAATCAAGACGGCTAGGGATCAATTGGAGCTTGAAAAGGCTCGTTTGGAGCTTGAACAACTACGCAAGACATATAAGGCTTAAAGAGATTAAACGTATACGTCACTACTCCAAGCGTTAATACACAAAAAAGAAGACTCAAGGTTACTTTCTGTCCAAAGGTTTCATTTTCCTTTTCACTGTTCATTTTAATACCTCATTAAACGTATAAGATTGAATCCTTCCGCCTGTATGAACATTTCTTTTGCAAGCTATTTTGACGGCTTCTACAGCAGTAGCTCCAGCGTCCATAGCCCCTAAAGCTATTTCCCATCCGCTACCTTCAGTGACAAGCCCTGGATTTTTTTGTATGGTGGAGTACTCGAATAATAGATCCCAGCATTTCCCGGCGCGATCTATACAGACTAGAGATGCCTTCCCTTCCGGCATGTCTCCTTTTTCCCCAGCCCTTACCCATCTTAAAGCTTTTTGGATATCACCTACAGATCCGGCAGCGGCAACAGCAACAAATCGACCAACCCTCAAAAATAGTTTTTTTGTTGTATTATTAGTAACTGTATCTCCACAGCACCTTCTACTATCCACGGCTAAAGTCTTTCCATCCCAAGCTATTGTTGTCATATCACTCTTCTCCTATAACAGTAATCTTACAATCATCATTTAATGTTATTACACCGTCAATATTGCTTTTAACTGTGCAGGCGAGCATTACGGTTCTGGTTGATTCTATTGGTTCTGAATAAGTGTGTTTATCTGAAATAGTCACCAATATCACTAAAATAAGAAGCGCAATAAGGAATATCCCGATTGCCTGCAATACAAAATTTATCATCTTATTTGGCCGCATACTTTTTAGCTATAACCACCCTGTCTGGACATTCACACCGAGGAATTCCATGACGTTTTAATATACTACTCATTGTCTCGCGACATATTTCAAACTTCTCCGCTACAGACCCCATCTGCGCCATTTTCCTGGCTTTTGAGTATTTTTCTTTAAGCTCCCAAAGCTCTGCAACG